CCGAGCAGGAGGCGAACCTCATCGCGGCGCACATCGATAACGGCTGTCGCGGCGCGGCCGTCGCCGCCGACGCGCTCGCGAAGCATTTCTTGCAGGGTCTTCATAGACTTTCTCCTAAGGGTTTCGCTCCCGCGTCTACGGGATGCGGAAGAACGGCCGCCCGGTGGTCGGATGGCCGCATGTTGCTGTGTGCCCCTCCCGGCAAACCGGGATGCCCCCAACTCGGAATTTCGTGGTGCCCTCCGCCATGGTCGGCGCGCCGGTATGCGGGGGGAAAGGCGGGTGCGAGGCGACAGCATCGCCGACGACGACGACCGCGTTTCCTCGGACCTTGAACTTCGCCGCTTGGGCGCCGAGCTGAACGCCGCCGGCGACATCGATACCGACGCAAGCAACGCCAGGCATTGCAGCCTCCATCAATCGAATTGGTAATCCGCAGCGGTGGCGCGGATGCCGTCGCTGTAAATCTCAAAGGACGTCCCGCCGACGGTGACCTTGACGCTTTCGCCCTTCAGGACAACCGTGACCGATCCGAAAGTCAGAACATTCTCGTCGCCCTTGTCCGATGGCGACTTGTTCTGATCGCTCCATGTCATAGGCAGCGCGACAGCCTGGCGCATATCGCCGCCCGGAGCAAAAATCGTCATTTGCTGCCCCTTCGTCGGGGGCGTGTGCGCCTTTAGCCCGCCGGCTATCTGGGCATAGAGCACTTTCGGGGAAAGCAGCGGGCCATTGTCACCTTCGCCGAGATCGAAGCGCACCCAGCCTTCGGCCGGGTTTACCTCCTCAACTGGTGCATGCCGGATCATGCCCGCGACACGCTTCTCAAGCGCGGAGAGGCGCGCATGCATGTCAAGAAATGGGTTAGGCATCAGGTCTCGCCCTCATCTGGCGGCAGGCTCGCCTCGATGCTGTCAGCATCGAGCACCATGCCATCCGGCAGGATCGTAAGCTCTGCCAAGGGGGCGCTATCCGCCCCGCCGAGCGGCGCAATGCCGATCGATTGAGCTTCCTCTTCGGTATAACCAGCCATGATCGCGCCGACGGTGTAGACCTCGGGCCATCCGATCGGGACGCCCTCGATAGCCTGCCGCACGATCGCGCCGAACGCCTCATAACCCGGCTCCGCATCAAGCGCCGCGAGGAATAGCGCAAACGGGCTGCCCGGCGCGGGCTGCTGGCCGAAAGCTGGCTCCGCAAATGCCTTTATCCTGTATCCAGTTTGCCGAGCTGCGAACCGCTCGCCTTCCTTTTCGGGCAACCCTCGCCGGGTAACCGTCTCCTCGATCGCTTTCGCTATCGCTCGGAAGACCTTCCCCCATTGCCCGCCGCCGGCGCCGAAAAGGCAAGCCTCAACCTGCCGCATAACGATCGCGAGCGACATTTCGAGGTTGGCGTCCGTGTCCGCGACCTGAACGCCCGTCCCGCCGTCACCTGGCAGGGCGACAGTCTTCCCAATCGCCACCTCGATAACAAGATCGATCGTGCGATCACCATTGTGCAGGTCACGGCCGCTCGGCTTGCTGGTCTCGTCTTCCGTCGAGATCGCAATGAAGGGTTCGGGGCCGGCCTTCGTCGTGAGCTTGTCCACCGGAAGAATAGCGCTGTCAAAAACGCGTTTGCCCGCCAGTGTCGCATTCTTAAGCGCCATCACGGCCGACAGCCGCAGCGCGAGGCCTACCATGCTCATACGGGTTCACCCCAAAATTACTTGAACGTCACCGCCGTCGCCGTCATTGACGGCAGCAACAACGAAGCGCGGCGGTGGCGTCTCGTCGGAAAGCTCTACGATGTCGCCGCGCACGAGCCGGTAACCGAGAGCCGCATAAGCCGCTCGATCGATCCACATCTCAGCAGTCGAGGCGGAAAGGCTTGCGCCGTCGCGCGCCGATCCCCGGTAATCCGTCGCCCCACCGGTGGCGGCGCGAGCGATCGTCGCGCGGATGCCGCTTTTTACCGGACGATCCGGGTCGGGGATCCTCGTGTATTCGTCCCCAAGCTGGGGAATAATGCTGATGCCCTCGCCGAAGAGCCTATCAATATCGGCCTGCATGGCCGCATCGATGTCGTCAAATGGCGAGGGCATGATTTATTCCTTCCGATTACGTCCGCTTGCCGCGCATCAGCGCGCCCGGGCGGGTGCAGATATGCAGGGCGTTACGCTGCGTTTCGCCGTTCACGCCCTTGCCGTTCTGCATCGGCCACTGCTTCGCGTAGGTGCGTTGGCCGAGCGTGTTGACGGTTTCCACGTAATCGGCTGGCGCCCAGTACGTGCGGAACAGCCCGCCCAAGCCGAGCGGGATGAATTTCGCCTTGTCGGTCGGAATGCCCATCAGAGCGCCGTCGCCGCTGCTCTCGATCGCGCCGTAGTTTTCCCAGACAATGCCACCGAACTGGAAGATCGGGTTCTCGCCTCGGTCAGCGCCGACGAAACTGTCGCGGAGGAAGGCAGCCTCGCTTGTGCCCTTGTAGGTGTCGCGGACTTCCTTGTTCGTGAGCAGGTCATCGAAGAAGTTGTCGCCCACGAAGGCATGGACACGGCGGAAGGACAGACCACCGACGGCGGCGCGGACCGCACGGATCAGCGCAACGCATTTCTTCAGGAGCGCGCCATCGGTTGCGGCCGTGTTGTCGAGGTCGAAATCGATCTCGGCGGCCTGAGAAACGCCGAACGTCTGGAAAAGGTCGAGGGTCTGGCCGCCCTTGTAGGAAACGATACCTTGGATCGCACCGATGCGGGAATATTCGTCGGTGAGGTCGAGGTCGTCCATGTTGACTTGGATCTTGCTCGCGACAACGCCCTGAACGGTCTCAAGGGCAGTTTCGCTACCGAACGCGCGGACGCCTTGAACTTCGTCGGCGTTTACCGACCAGTCCCGCTGGAAGTGCGGAACCTGAATGCTCTGGATCGAGCGCTTCGGCATATCGCGAGTTTCGCCGGGCCCACCACGCGGGGTCGGCGTGACAAGCTGCAGAATATCGCCGATGCGCTCGATGCCGATCGATGTCGTCGTTACGCCGCTTCCCTGAAACAGCCCGAGGTCGTTCAGGCGCGACGGGCGCGGTTTCACATCGCGCAGCGCATCGGTCAGAGACGTGACGCTGAACGCATCCTGATTAAAAATGTCCAACATGGACGATTGCTCCTTCTGTACCGCGCACGGCGGCGGCCCGCGCCTCAACTGGCCGCAGGTTGGATTGCTCTCAATTGTGGGAGGTCGGGGCCGCGCCTGGCGCGGCGGCCCATCAGTATCGGGCGATGATGCCCTTGGCCGCGAGCTGGGCGACCTTCGTCGCCTTCTTACCGGCATCGTTCACGGTGCTGTCGAACGACAATGTGTTGCCGTTCCACTCGGCGTCGCGCGTGATAGCGGCGACCTTCTGGTCAGCGCTGGTCGCGTCGCAATTGTACAGCGCGATCGCAGCGCCGACTTCTGCCCCCTCCTCGCCGGTGATCTCGGCGTTCGCGCTCGGCACATACTTGCCAGAGGCCGTGACCTTCCCGAGAACCATGCCGGCGACGATGAGGCCGGCGCCGGCCGCAATGACGATGTTGTCGCGAGAGCGATGAAAGTTCGCCTCGCTGAGAAGCCCTTCGGTCGAGTGGCGACCTTCGGTGAAAATGGTCATGTTCGGAAATCCTTGCTACGCGCAGGGCTGGACCGCGCTGCGCCTGTTGATCCTGGCTGCCGAATGCCGGTTACGAGAGCCGGCCGAACGCCTTTGCCCAGCCGCCTTTGACGGCCTCCGGGGCGGCACCTTCCGGCTTGCCGCTCTGGCCGATCTCGCGCCCTTCGTTCGCCCGTTGCGCGAGTGGCGGGATTTGCGAGGCGGCCGAGATGCTCGCGGCCGTTCCGGCCTGCGGTTCGTCCTCCGGCAAGCCGGCGAGAACGCCCTTGACCGTCTCGGAAGAGAAGCCATTGGGATCAAGTGCAAGCTTGAGCGCTGTCGCCTGCCGCTTCTCAGCTTCAGGCAATGCCATGATCGCTCCGATGCGCTCGCGCTCGTCTTTCGCGCCAGCCTTGCGGCCTTCTGCTTCGCCCTCTGCCTTTCCGACAACTTTCCCGGCATTCTCGCCCTCGATACGCGCTGCCTTGAGGCCGGTTTCGCTTACGCCCGCGTCAGCTGCGGGCAGATCGTGACGATCCATTTTCACACTCCTGGGGTTTGTGGACCTGCCCGCTGCCCGAGCGGGGCGGGATAATTCGGCCAACACCTCGTCGAGAGAGGCCATTCGATCCGCCAAACCGGCGTCGATTGCCTCTTGCCCGATGAAAACGTCGGCCTCGGTTTCGCGCGCCTTCTTGGCGCTCAATCGCGCCTTGCCGCGCCCGGCCTCTACGGTTCCGAGGAACTGCTCGTAGAACGCCATAACGTCCTTCTGCATGTCTGCGCGGACGTTTTCGGGCAAAGGCCCGAATGGATTGCCGTCAACCTTCTTTGCCCCGGCGTGGATGAGCGTCGGGCGAATGCCCTTTGCGTTCATCTCTCCGGAGCGGTCGAGGTGCATCATGACGACACCGATCGAACCGACGAGAGACGTTGGCGAAACGACGACTTCATCGGCCGAGCTGGCAATGCCGTAACCCGCACTCGCGGCGACATCGTTGACAACGGCGACGATATGCATCCTCTTCCGAAGGCTGCGGATCTTGGTGGCGAGAGCCGCCATTCCGGTCGCCTCGCCGCCATAACTGTTCATGTCGATGACGAGGTTTTGCAGTGCGCCGGCGTTGGCCTCGGCCGCAATCTCGTCGAGCTGGGCGGCAATCCCCTCATACGAGGTAAGGCCGGAGCTTGCTCCGACCCATGCGCCACGATTGACGAGTGAGCCATCCACAGTGATCAACGCCGTCTTGCCGGCGGCGCGGGTGAACCGGCGCCGAGATCGGCCGTCCTCTCGATCGTGCGAGCCGATGAACCGGCTCGCATCCGGCTTGGGCTTATCGTCATCGGCGAAAGCCCCGAGGCTGATGCGGCCTTCAAGGACGCTATAGATCGTTTCCGCCTTGGCGGGATGGATCAAGAGCGGCCGGTTGAGGACGCGATCGGCAAGCATGGGAAGAAAATTCCCCGTCATGACATTCGCCCCCCAATCGCAAACCGGCTCGGCCGGCCAGTGCCGGTTTTCCCTGCACATGCGTCTCCGGCTTCGATGATCGCCCGGTTCAGCATGTCCATGTTGGCCGGGCTATATTTGACGCGACGTCGGGTGCCGTTGCCTTGCTCGAATTCAGCCTCTACGACCTGGCCTCCTGTCATCCACCTGTCTCGGACCTCGCGCAGGGCAGCGAGGCGACCGCAGGGATCAGCCTCAAGTGTCGGGATTACCGCCATCGTTGGCCCCTTCGTCCGGTTGATTTTCGATTTGCTCAGTCGCCGTCAAAGACTGCGGATAGAAATTGTCAGGAAGCCCGTATTCCTCCCGCAGTCCGCTTTCGCGCGCTCGCTGGGCATACTCATCCTCGATATCGAGGCCGAGATCGTCGGCGATCGTTTGGTCGGACATGATCCCCATGTTCCTATAAAGCTCGTGGGTCTTTGCCGCTTTCAGATCGTCGGCGACCGGCTTCGGATCGCCAGTCCACTTCGATCGGCACGCTGCCGCGCGGTTGGCGATGAAATTGGCGACGCCGCCGGGGAACGGGATTTCGCCAGCATCGATCTTCTCTTCGAGCCACGCTTCATAGATCGGTTGAAGGAAGGGTGAGAGAATGAACTTGCGCCGTGCCTTCGTGATGGCGAAAATTTCGTTCACCGCCATCCTGACGCTCGAATAGGTCGCCCCTTCGTAATCCCCGGTGGCGCTCTCGTAGGTGAGCCCCAGGCACCGGGCCATCTCTCGAAGTAGATGGAGCGAAAATTCCTTGTAGGCGGTCGCCGGCTGCTCCGGGGAATGGAATTGCAGCTTTTCTCCCGGGAACATATGCGCGATGCGGCCGGCAAAGCCGACGTCGATCGGGTGCCCCTCGCCCCAGCCGTCCTTCGCGGCCATGAAGATGTCAAATGGCGTTCCACCCTGCGCCAATAGAAGCGCTTGCTCCTTAGGGTTTAGAAGAGCCCGCAACGTATCTTCCGTTGGAGCCTCGCTTTCAATCGAGGCGGCGAACACCGTCTGAATAATAGACGCGAGGAGCGTGGCGTCGGCAAGCTGGTCGAATTGCTTCGCAACCCGCAAGATCGCGACCAGGATCCCAATCCCGCGCGTCTGACCGGGCAGACCCGAGAACACATGGATCACCTTGGGGCGCCCATAGCTATCGCGCGCGATAACCTCGAATTCTTCTGTGCCCGTCAGCGGGTTATCCCGGCTCACAACATAGCTCATCGGCATGCCGTCGGCATCAACGCGGACACCCGAGTGAAGGCGACTGAAGGCGTCAGAGCGGTTGACGATGCGGGTCGGCGAAAGAAGCCGAACCTTCGTGCCCGTCTTGCTGCCGCGCCGGATACGATAGGGAAGCTCGGCGAGAATTTCTCCGAAGACGACCCACATTTTGAAGGCCGCCTCGGTCATCTGCGGGATGGTCAGGCGTCCCTCGATGTCGCATTCAAGCGGCGTGTTAGACCAAAGCTCCCACTTCGCCTCAACGAGCTTCCGCCAATCCTGCGCCGCCTTCTCGTCCATGCCGAAGAGGTCGTTTTCCGGCATAGCGCGCAACCGCAGGCCACCGCCGACCGTGTTCGCTGTCGCCTGGTCGATCATGCCCGAGATCCAGCCGTTGTTCTGCCACATCTCGACCGTGCGGGCCGCCGCCGCCGTCCATGCGACGGCGACGTCGTCACGGCTTGACCGCAATGCCGGCAGCCAACGGCTAAATACGGTGCCGCGACCGTCGCGCATGTATCCGGCGCGAGGGGCCAGCGGGCCGGAAGGGGTAACCGTCACCGGTGCAGGACCGATGCCGACAGCGCTCCCGATGCGGGCCAGAACTCCCATGGGCGATGCTCCTTAGAAGCGCCGCCCCATATTTCGGAAGCGGTCGCGGATTGAAGCCACCTTTACGGCA